GACGCCCGCGACGCGCTGATCGAGGCCTGCGAGACCGCGGGCGCCGCCACCTTCGTGCATCCGACCTTCGGCCCGATGTCGGCGCGCTCCGGCGTGCTGAGCTGGTCGGAACGCATCATCGACAAATTCGGCTACTGCGCGTTCCAGCTCGAATTTACGCGCGACGGCCCGCAGGCCAGCCCGACCTTCACCGCCGACACCAGCTCGGCGTTGCTCGCCGGCCTGGCCTCGCTGCTGCCGATCCTGCGCGCCGCCTACAACGACATCATCATCGGCATGGCGAGCCCGCTGGCGCTGCTCAGCAGCGCGGCCGGCGCCATGCTCGGCCTGCCGCCCAGCACGCTGGCGGGGCTGGCCATCGAGCTCGCCGCCGTCACCGCGACGCCCAGCGACACCGACGCCACCGCCGCGGCGGTGCAGGCCGCCACCGCGGGCATGGCGGCCAACGTCATCGCCAACGCGAGCGCCACCGCCGCCGCCAGCGACCCGGTGACCGGCGTATCCTTCACAATCGCGCCGCCCGCCGATCCCTCGGGGGGCCTGGCGGCGTTGGCGGGCTGGGGCGGCACGTTGGTGCCCGTCCCGACAAGCACCCCCGTAGGAGCCTCACAGGCGGCCGTACAGGCGGGTGTGCTCGCGCTGGTCCAGGGCAGCGCCGTGGCGGCGCTGGCGCAGGTCTACACGTCGATCGACTGGCCCTATGCCTCCGCCGCGTCGGCCGCGCGGGAACAGATCGCGGGCCTGATCGAGGCGCAGGCAGAGGCCGCCGCCAACGCCGGCGCGGACGCGCTCTATCTGGCCTGGCGCGGGCTGCAGGCGTTGGCGGTGGCCGACATGATCGCCAGCGCGCAGAACCTGCCGGCGCTCGGCCACTACACCACCGCCGACGCGCTGCCCGCCCTCGCGCTGGCGCAGGCGCTGTTTCAGGACCCGACGCTGGCCGGGCAGCTTGAGGACATCAACGACGTCGTCCATCCGCTATTCATGCCGCTCGCCGGCGTCTGCCTGGTGCCGGCCGGCGCGGCGACGTCGCTGGTGCTGACCGCGTGAGCAGCCACCCCGACATTCTGACGCTCACGATCAACGGCCGCCTCTATTCCGGCTGGAAGGCGATTCGCGTGTCGCGCGGCATCGATCGCTGCGTGAGCGACTTTCATTTCGAGGTTTCCGAGCGTTGGACGGGGCAAAGCACGCCCTGGCAGATCCTGCCGTTCGCGGCCTGCACGGTGGCCATCGACGGCGCTCCCATCATCACCGGCTATGTCGATGACTACGCGCCGAAGATCGGCCCGACCGAGCACAACACCGAGATCACCGGACGCAGCAAGACGGTGGACCTGCTGGAATGCACATCGGACATTCCGGGCGGCCAGTTCAGCGGCTACAGCTTCGCCGCCATTGCGCGCGCCGTCGCCGCGCAATATGGCATCGGCGTGGTGGTGCAGGCCGACGCGGCGAACACCGCCACCTTCGCGGACACGCAGAAGGAACGGTGCGAGACCGATTTTTCCTTCCTTGAGCGCCTCGGCCGGCTTTCCGGCGTGCTGCTGTCCGATGATGAGAGCGGCAACCTGGTGCTGACCACCGCGGGCAGCGCGCGGGCCACCGGCAATCTGGTCGAAGGGCAGAACATCCAGTCGGGAAGCGCCAATCTGACATCGAAGGGGCGGTTCTCGGTCTACATCGTCAAGGGCCAGCACGGCCTCGGCGTCGCGGGCGCGGCGGGTTGGTCGACGGCCGCCGGCACGGTGCAGACGCAGATGCAGGTGATGGCGACGGACACCGGGGTGCCGCGCTATCGGCCGAAAGTGATCCTGGCCGAAAGCCAGATGACGCAGGCCGGCATGCAGCAGCGCGCCAACTGGCTGAAACAGGCGGCCTACGGCAAGGCAACCCGGGCGGATATCACCGTCGCGGGCTGGCGCCAGCCGGACGGCACGCTGTGGACGGTCAACCAGCTCGTCGCCGTGACGTCGCCGACGCTCGGCGTCGACCAGGACCTGTTGATCGCGCGCGTCGAGTTCGGGCTGAACGAAACCGCCGGCCGCACCACGACGTTGCATGTCGGGCCCGTCGAGGGCTTCACCCCGGACCCCGGCCAGGTGCGGCTGCACAAGAAAAAAGGCAAGGGCGGAAACTGCCCGTGCTGGACCGGCGCGGGAGGCCATTGATGTTCGAACGTCTCGCCGGCGCAATTCGCTCGATGGTCACGCGCGCCAAGGTCGCCGGCGCCATCGTGGGTCCGCGCACGCTGCTGCAAATCACCGGGCTGAACGGCGAGGTGAAAACCACCGTCGAGCTGCTGCTGCCGCCCGGCTATTCGGCGCGCCCCGTCGCCGGCGCCGACGTGACCGTGTTCCAGGTGGGCGGCACGCGTGACCACCTGGTCGCCGTTGGCGGCGACAACGCCGGCGGCGACGCGATCGCCAATCTGGCGCCGGGGGAATTCGGCCTGCGCCATCCCGGCAGCAACACGCAGCTCGTCTTCCGCAACACCGGCACGCAGGAGCTGACCGGCGTGCTGCACGTTTCCGGCGATGTGGTGGCGGGCTGGGGCACCACCAACGTGAGTTCGCTGCAGCACACGCACCAGGTCGAGAACGTGCAGAGCGGCGGCGCCACCGTCCCGACCCAGCCGCCGACCGCCGGAACGTAAAGGCTCGCCATGTCCCGCATCATCAACGCCGCCGACATCGCCACCGCGATGGCGACGGCACCCGGCAAACCAGTGGATCTCAGCGCCGCCGTCGTCACGCTGCCGAACGGTCAGCAAATGACGCTGGCCGCGTTGTTCTCGCCCTCCGGCCTGGCTGCGATCCTCGCGCAGGTGCAGACCGGCGATGTTGGCGTCGGCGTGGGCGGTCTCTACTGGGACAACGGCGTGCTCTGTCAGGTTCAGCCGTGACGGATATCGCGCTCGTCTGGAATTCCACCATCGGCGAGGCGGACCTGGCGATATCCGGCGGTGACCTGCAGGTCGATGCCGGCCTGCAAACCGCTGTCATCATCAGCTTCTTTACCGACGCCCCCGCGCAGCCCGGCGACGAAATCCCGGACGGCAGCACCAACCCGCGGGGCTGGTGGGGCGACATGCCGATCGACACCGCGCAGCAGGACACCGCCGCGGTGCCGGACCACATCGGCTCGCGCCTGTGGCTGCTCGACCGCGCCTTGCAGATCCCCGAGACGCTCACGCGCGCGGTGGCCTACGCGAAGGAGGCGCTGCAATGGATGATCGATGACGGCGTCGCCGGCAGCGTCGAGGCGACCGCCAGATTTCCGCAACCCGGCTGGATCGAGCTGGAGACCACCATCGATCAGCAGGGCAGCAAATCCAAGTTCACCCTGGCCTGGCAGAATTCCTAATGCCCTTTGCCCTTCCCGCTCTTGCTGACCTGCGCTCGCAGTTTCGCAGCAACTTCGCCGCCCGCCTGGCCGGCTTCGACGCCTTGCTGCGCCGAAGCGTGGCCGGCGTTGTGTCGGACGGCCAGGGCGGCGGCATCTTCGCCGGCTTCCGCGCGCTCGGCTGGTTGTCGAAGCAGCTATTCATCGATAGCGCCGAGGTGCCCTACCTCGACCGCCGCCTGGCCGACTATGGCATGGCGCGCATCGCGGGCACGGCCGCCGTCGGCAATGCGATTTTCACCGGCACGGTCAGCACTCCCGCGATTCCCATTCCCGCCGGAACGACGCTGACCCCGGCCGGCTCGCTGACCGATTCGAATGGCAACGCGCTGGAGTTCACCACCAACGCCGCCGCCACCATCGGCAGCGGCGGCACCGTGTCGATCGCCATCACGGCCAGCGGGCCCGGCACCGCCGGCAACCTGCCCGCCGGCACGCCGCTCACGCTGATGAACGCCATCGCCGGCGTGCTGCCGCAGGCCGCGGTTGACAACTCGGGGCTGAACGGCGGCACGAACAGCGAGAGCGACGACAGTTTCCGCGCCCGCGGGCTCGCGCGCATCCGCCAGCCACCGCAGGGCGGCGCCGGATCCGACTTCTGGACCTGGGCGCGCAATTCCGGCGTGCCGACGCGGGCCTGGGTATATCCGCTCAATCGCGGCCCGGGCACTTGCGACGTCGCCTTCACCATCGACACGCGCGCCAACCCGATTCCGCTCGCCGCCGACATCGCCACGGTGCAGGCGGCGGTTGTCGCGGCGGCGCCGGTCATCGGCGGCAGCCAGGCGTTCGCGCCCGTCGCCGACGCGCTGACCATCAACGTGCACGGCCTGCCGGCCGCCGATCAGGCCGCCGTTACCGCCGCGCTGGTGGCGTTGTGCGCCAGCGTGCCGCCGGGCGGCGCCAGTTATGGCGATGGCGTCACGATCCCGCTGCAAACCGGCGCGCTCTATCCCATCCAGACTCCCGGCACGCTCTATCTCGAATGGATCGAGGCCGCGATCAACTCCGCCGCCACCATCCCCTCCTTCGACGTCACGGCGCCGACGGCCGACGTGACCTTCGCCAGCGGCCATCTGCCGGCGGTTCCGACGGTGACCTTCGTATGACCTTCTGGTCGGCCCTGACGGACGGCGACTTCGGCGCCGGCCAGCAGAACCTGGCGCCGCGTGGCCGGGCCTGGACGCGCCGCACCGGCACGGTGATGGCCGCGTTCTGGCAGGCGCTCGGCGATTGCCTGTTCCTGTTTCACACGTACTGCGCGCAGTTCCTCGAAACCGAGAGTTTCCCGGCCACCGCCGTGCAGCTCCTGCCCGACTTCGAGACCGACTATGGCCTGCCCGATTCCTGCACGCCGGCCAACCCGACGATGCTGCAACGCCGCAGCGCCCTGCTGGCGAAAATCGCATCCAGCCCGGGCGGTCAGTCGGCGGCCTACTACATCGGCGTGGCGGCGGCGCTCGGCTACACGATCACCATCA